CAAACATTCATTCTGCTCACTGCTGTGAGCGGTACCTGTTTACACAGAATCATATTCATATATTATTTTAATGATTTTACATCATTCGTTTTACACAATTCTGTTTATTTGTTTGTTTTATTGTTACTAGCAGTACAATTGTATATCTGCTACTATAGCATTTCCTCTAGCCTTCGTGCTATACGTTACTGCTGTCGTGTAGTCTACCGTGCCTACCCACCCAGTTCCTTCTCTTGGTGTGCCCCAGGCTTTTCTGTATACTTCGCTTTCTAACATTCTATATACTTGCCTCCCTGGTACTCCCATTGATACTAAAGCTTCGCACAGTGCCTCGTGGTCTAACTGGTTCTTCATTAGCATAAATATCGGACTCTTATTCAGTATTCCTCCTTCACGTTTCTTGAAGCATATATCCTGTAGGTCGTCTGGTGACCTTGTCCAGTTATCATACTCCGATATCTCTTCCACGACCGTACTACCTTTCTCACGTTCTAGTCCTAACGTTTTTGCATACGATGCCCTTACCATAGCGTTATGCACATTAATGTCGTAATGCCTTATGAAATTCCTCTCTTCTGTGGTTATACACTCTGACAGGTAGTCCTTGATCGCGCACCGTTTTATGACTACGTTGCGAGTAGCTACCTTTGTTCTCTTATACTTTACCGTATAGCCTTTAACCCTTGACCCTGTTAACCTTACTGGTCCTCCATTATAGCTAGCTGCTCCCGTGAGTATCTCTTGTGCCATTGGACGTCCGCCTCCGAACACTCTCACGAACGTAGGTACTAACATTTTACCCATATCCGTGTCTCTTGCCCTATTACACAGCGTCCACGCCTGTCTAACTGCGTTGGCTACTGCCTCTTCTACGTCTAGTTCCGCATCACTAGTCCATTGAGCCATTACACACCCTCCGATTGCTCTGCACACATACCCTTGTGTCGTTTTCCCGGCCGTACACATCCTAAGGAACTCATAACTTTCTCTGCCTATACTCTGTTTCGTAATATTTATGCGTATCGGAGAATCCCTCAGTTCATCCATTATTTTCTCTGCCACCAGCATAGTGACTGCACTCACGTAAACGTCATCACCTACATGGACACTCTTAACCGTTGACATCGTCGGACAAAACACCAGCAAATACGCTAGATTAAGTATCGAATTTATGACAGTTGTGCCCCTGTGGCCCGAGCATAGTGTCCCCAGCAATTTGCCGATGCACTCGCCTCTCACGTATGCTTTCATATTAAAGAAGCTCTCCATCAATTTGTCCCTCCGGTCTGTATCATACCCTGTATGATCACACAGTGCTTTAATTACCGTCGCTTGTGACTCTAGGCTGTGTTGAGTATCGTACTCCTCATAGTCTATCATTACGTTAACTCCACCATTGCCGCCTAAGACATTGATCCTTTTTGTCATGCCATATGTTCCGCCTGCTCCTGGGTCTAGCACGACGCGTCTTCCATTCCACTTCTCTTCTATCGGTTTCAACAAGTGTTCGAAGTTGAAATATGTATTCGTGTCGACTGCCATTACCAGTCTCTTCTTCTGCAATTCCTCTTTTTCTTGCGCATTTACATATGCCCTTCCTGACCACGTCCGCAATGGATTACTATCGACCTCTTCCGCATAGACACGCCTGTGTATCGGCCTACCGTCACCTTTCAGTACGTTGAACTCGGGTTCCTCTCGCTGCAATACTTTGTTATGTGAGCCATTGACACACCACGCCCACCTCCTTTTCCATAATCTATCTACGTCCTCGAACTCTACTTTTTCCGTAAGTTCGTCCCGTAGTATTTCTCTTACAGCGTCGTATAGTCTTGATTGGTCGATTTCTATGGTTTTCTTGTATACCCTGTCCGAGCACCTCAACTCTACTTCGTCCTTCATGTCCGGTCCTGGCATCCCCCTACCTAACAACGCTCCCGACTCCACTATCGATGCTACGACACACTCGTGCTGCATACCCAGTGCTTTTAAGGAAGCTGATAATTTCTTATTGAACTCCGGTACGAGCATTGATG